ATCTCAAAGATGTTGGGTTTGATACCACGAACAATCTTGTACTCCCTCTTACCAACAGCAAACTCGATCTCTACAACACAGTCTCGTTCGTTGACAGTGTTGACAAGTTGAGGTTTGTTGACCTTACGAAAAGGTTTCCCAAACAGAGAAAACGTCAGGGCATCCAGGATCGTAGACTTACCTGCACCATTCTGACCAACAATCAAGGTGTCCTTGTTTTGGTTTAGATGGATGGTGGTAAATTGATTACCTGATGACAAAAAGTTTTTATAACGAATTTGTTTGAATTCAATCATCCTGTTGGACTGGGATCACAAGATCATCTTTAGTAATGACGGTGTACTTGGTACCCGTCCGTTCACACGCAGCGATTGCTGCTCTGTCAGCGATGTGTATGACCTCCATAGGGTCCTTACCATCGACCTCCAACATCATAGCATACCTTTCAGCATCGTCCTTCTCAGTGAAGAAAAACACAACCTTCTCCCCCATGTCATTGATGACTGCAAAAGCACCTTCTTTTTGACCGTTAGCGGGAGTGATTATATGCATTAGATAACTTCACATGCTTGTTGATAGGTGTTTCTGAGAATATCTTTTATGCGTGATTTATTTAGTTCTGTCTCTAAATCATCGACATACCTATTGAGAAGAGTCATGGTGTCTTCTGTCTGCTGCACGATCTCGTCATCCATTGCAATCATCTCTGACCGCTCAATGATTTTGATCTCTACAGGGTTTGCTTTCTGAAGAGACTCTAGGAAGAGATCAAACTCTTTCTCCTTACTCTTCTTGAACACAACCACTTTGACAATCTTATCTCTATACTCAGCGAACTTGAACAGTTGACGAGGAGTGTCTTCGTACTTGATAACCTTATACAACTCGTGAGAGTTGTTGATATTTTTCATCTCAAAGGTTTCTGTATCAAATGTAATGCACCCTCTAGGGTCATTGACATCACTCCAGAACATCTGATAGGGATTACCGATGTAGTAGATCTTACCGTTGCTAGATCTGGTGTGGAAGTGTCCCGACAATACCCTATCAAACTTCTGATATGCATCAATATCATTACCATGTTCCATGACATGACCATGAGTAGCAACAAAACCATTCAGTTCTAGGTGACCCATAGCAACCTTTGCTTTAGTTGCTTTGATCTCCTTATAAGTTTCGTCTCGGTTCTCGTTATTGATCCAAGGAATAAACAAGATTGGCAGACCACATACATCTATCTCCTCACACTGACTAACAATACGAATGTTGTCGTACTCTCGTAGGAGTAGATCGATAGTATTGATGTCGTTAGTGTTCTTATAGTATGCGGTGTGGTTGCCCACAACAGACACCACAGATACTCCCATATCTCGGAGACGGTCGAAGTAATGTGTCTTCGCCCAATCCAGAGAATATAGATCAACACCTTTACGGTTGTCAAAAGTATCTCCAAGGTCGAGAACAGTTTTGATACCTTCTCTTTGAAGCATTGGAAAGAAATCTTCCTCATAGAACTTCAAAAAGTAATCATGGTATACCTTAGATCCTTTCTTGAAACCAAAGTGTTGGTCTGTAATGATAGCAACTTTCAAAGTTTGCCTCCAACAACCCCACTGTTTACTACACGGGAGTACTGTTCAAGGGTGCCTTCTTGCTCACACTTGAGATGCCAGCGAGTCATCGTGACGACTGCTTCCCTGGTCATACCAGTTAGCATCTTACGACCCTCTTTAGTCATCGTGGTCCACAATCCCATGCGAGTCTCCCAGACATAGAAGACTTCATCTACGAGACATGCACCCTCGGGGACAGTGAATTCAGTTGTTGTCTCCATCATTTTTGTTGAAACCAAAGGGACCTTCTTTTTCTTCCAAAGCAAGTTTCAGGGCAACGCCACCGACTGCTTCCATAACTTTGAGCACGTCTTCTGCCTTGGCACCCTCACCGAGTTCCTTGGCAACGTACCAATACTTAGGCCAAAAGTTTTCACCTGCTTTTTGATAGTCTTCAAGTGTAAGTAGTTTCATGATCCATCCTCTGTTTTGTACATCCATTCTTCAGTGTGACCTACCGTCCACTTATCGGAGTTTTCAACTCGATAGTTTTGGGTACACACCTTGAAGTCAGGCATTTGGGTGTCCTCTGGAATAAGACTCATGTCTTTCCAGATGATTCGGTTGTTTGGTTGGGCAGCAAACTGTCCGTTGTCGAGTCTTAGAATGTTGAAAGACTTGTGTTCAGGGTCATGTTGACTGAACCCAGTGTCTAGAGTAGATGACTCGCTGTGACAGGTATCTACGGTGAACATGTATTCACCGGGATGCATCTGCCGGTCTTTACCAAAGAACTCACATCGTGAGAGCATTGGTTTTTCGATTACTGTGAGATTGTAATCAAAACAGTCCCACAATTGTAGCGTATCTAGAGGCAAATCGCCATGATCTTCCTTCCAAACGAATGCACTTAGAGGAAGTTTGTCGAACAGAGCACCATACTCAGGGAGCAGAGTCTCAAAATACAGTGCTTTGTACTGAACGCTTTTGACACTAACCCAGTAACCATCAGTGTATTCGCCATGACCACGTTCATGATCATAGAGGAATTCCTTCCTAACTTTTACAGGAATAGGAGGTAAGTTGTGAACTAGGAATGCCATTAGGACTTCTTGGACGATTCTGGAGATTGATATCCATAAAGTTTAGGATTTACTCTACCGTTCGCTTGATCAAATCTAATAAAATTCTTTTTATACTTATCGTAATAGTAATCAAAAAGTTCTACTGTCTTATTTGCAGTACTAATGTCGTAGGTTTTTACACCATCAACCAGATATGTAACTAGGTATGCAGTATAAGGCAATCCAGTATCTTTTGCCCTTTCTTTTTCACACTTTTCAAAGAGGATGTTTACTTTTGTCATCTACGAAATCTACGGGATTGAGCACGGAATTCTGGGCGTTGGACTTGTTCTCGATAATCTTCTTTCGCTTGACTAACAACTTTGCCAAGCATTTCCATTACCTTGAGGACTTCCTCAGTTGTTGCCTGGGGAATTTGATCCTGCACATAACGATACTTAGCAAAGAATTCTTCACCATAGTATTCGTAATCATCTACAGTAATTGTCATCGGTAGTTGTTGCGATACTGAACTGCGTCTTTGATTGAGTTGTATTCAGAGGATCTGTCCATTTCGTCTGCGACGAAAACTTCGTCAAACCCAGATCGTTCGATAATTTTTTGTCTGATTTCTAGTTGCTTCTTCTCCTTCTGGATACGACGAAGGAAAGCGTAGTGAATAATTTGAGTGAAGTATGCGAAAGGATTCTTAGATTTCTCTGGATTGAAGTTATTGATATACTGAACACAGTTCTCAATTCCGTCACAGATCATGTCATCTTTGAACATGTAGTTGACGAAGTTGGGTTTGTAAGACAAGTGAGTAGCAATCTTTAGAAAGCATTCTCCAAGGTAGTTCGTAATCCTAGGTTTAGGTTGACCTAGTGCTTCAGCATCAGTGATAGACTGCTTATACTCAATGATAGCAGCAAGGAACTCCTTATTGTTTACATAGTGTTCAGATCTTTTACGTGTCATTTCGTAGACATTTCATATGGATATTATAGCACAGCTTGACAGAAGTGCCAAATGTCTGTAGAATAACTCTGTCAGGGTTCATCGGGGGGTTGTAGCTTAGCTTTGAGTATCTTTAGAAGCATCTTCAGCACTATAGAGTTCCTCAAAGGTCTTCCTTGCCTTATCTACGTTGTTCACATATCCCATCTCTTTAGTAAGATCTGGATGTTGTCTAGAGAACCCAGAAGCAACAACCTGTTTATAAGTAGCAATAACGAGCTCATCCTTGATCTCACTGAGAGTGATGATACGGTTGAGATCGACTATGAATATATCTTCATCTGACATCTTCATCCAAGGTTCAAATTTATATCCCAACGGGATATTCGCACCAGGGGTGCGAACCTCTTCACATACAACAGGATTCTCTAGGATAATCTTCTCATCATCATCTGCATTGACGATTACAGCGGACAGGATTTCCTCTCCACTTACCATCTTGATGGCAGCAAGAAATTCATCATAGGGTTCATTAGATCTTGACTTGGATGATGTCATAGTTGAATTTCTCTTCGTTATAGTATTTGATTCTTTCGATAAGATGATTCAGAGTATAGTTTTGCCTCTGATTCTTCTTACAATCATCTGCTATGTCGTATAGAGTTGCTTTTAGTTTAGAGTCACTTTTCCTCAGAACTCGTCCAATTGACTGTAATGTTCTAATTCTAGATTTACTAGGTGAAGCAAAGATAACGTTATGTAAATTTTTGATATTGATCCCGGTAGAAAATGTACCGAATGATGCAATGATAATAGCGTTCGATTCTGTTTCCGCTATACTCCGTACTGATTCTCTTTCTTCAACATCCACGCCTCCGTGGATAAAGAAAACTTTCCGGTCACTCCTATTTATCAGGTTGTAAAGAACCTCTCCGTGTGCCTCAACACGACTGAATAGAATCAGGGTGTTGCCTTCAATGTCCCACACTAGGTTTTTGATGAAGTTGTTTCTCTTATCGTGACCGATGAGATACTGAACTTCGTCCTCATACCTCTCAAAGATTTGGGGTTCGTGTTTTAGCAGTAGGACCTTGATGTTCAGTGTAGCAAGATAACCTGCTTCTTGCAGTTCGCTGGTATTGATAATCTTGTAGGATGGACCGAACAATCCCTCTAGCACCCACTTATGCGTCTGTGTGCCGTCTAGGGTGCCGGTGAATCCGTATCGGTATGGGGTGTCATACATCTTGCCCATGATCCCTACAAGGGATTTGGACTTGAAGTTGTGTGCCTCGTCACCTATGACTACATCAAACTGCCTGAACCACTTTTTGTCAAGCTTGTAAATTGACTGCCATGTTGATATAATGATCGGAAGATCGCTGTTCATCTCCTTGCCACCGTAGATCCGGTGACAATAACTTTCAGCATCCCAACCATAGTCTTCAAAGTCCTTGTACATCTGCTCTACAAGAGATGTTGTGGGGACAATGATTAGAATTCTTCTTTGCTTGGCAGTATGGTATCTGGTGACCGCATAGATCATTAGAGATTTGCCAGATCCTGTAGGAGAGATTAGTAATCTCCTCCTTCTAACCAACGCATCATATACACCGTCTATCTGATATTCCCTAGGTTTATGCCGCGAGATCTTAGTCAACCAATCCTTGATACCCTCTTTGGATATACCATCCTCTTCCTGGTATGGCAGACCGTAGTGTTTGGAATTCTCGAACTCAAACGTGTATGCGTATCTCTTACAGAACTGACACAGTTTATCCAGCAGACCTACGTAGATCTCACGCTTCTGGATATTGAACAGACGTATTTTGCCATCCCAATACTTACTCCTATACTGAGGCATGAACTTTGCCCCAGGCACATCAAACGTGAATTGATCTTGTAGTTCGTATTGAATGTGTGGATCACAATCTACGACCAGGAAGACTTCATTCTTTTTTCTAATAACAAGATCAGCCATAACCAGAAGAGAACCTTCTCCACTCAATCGCATTCTTGATCTGATACGTTCGGTTCGACACCTGCCTTAGAATCTCTTCTAAGTATTTCAGCATCGTATCGAAGTACTCGATCTTTAGTTTGATTTTCGATAACTTCTCATCAGACTCAAGATATAACTTGAGGTCATCTTTATCTCTGATTTTGTAAGGGAATGGTTCTGCCTCATATACAGCAGCAGTCGCCTTACCAGTGTAAAATTTTCTTCTCTCCAGCAGTAACGTGCTATAAGTTTGCTCGTTCTGCTTCCGCATCAGAAGTATTGTATTATATATCTCATAATACTTGGCGTGTATTTGAGGAATCTTCAAAGACTCGGTGTCCAGTTCATCCTGGTTCATCACCGAATCTTTTTTCCACATCTCCTGAATAACTTCAATATTACAGGGATTAGACTTTCTTTCCATTGACATCGATCACATCATAAATGGTGTACTTGAATGATACCGTAGCGGTAAAATATCGTTCCTCAGTTTCAACGGCACTAAACGGAATGCCAGATAATGATACAGGAAATAGATCCTTGAACACAACCCTTAGACTGGGTTGATAGTTGCTATTCAGAACTACCAAGGTTCCATCAGAACGCTCATTGAACGGAGCATCTTCTGCTGGATAGAACCTACTGTTCCTTTTTAGATCGTCGTACTGTTGCAAGGACTCTGGGTATCCTAGTCCTGTGATCCAGTCGTAGATCTGTAGATAGTTTTCGCAGTCCTCGTCAACAATAAAATCTAATTGCAGATCTTCGTACTCCAGTTTGTCTCCAGGAACAGGAATGTTCTTGAGATACGTGGATTGATTTGCATTCCCTAGTGTGATTGTAGGGAGGTTTGCACGATTGCAATAGAAGTCAACTTTAGGACATCTGTTCAAAATAAAATTGAACCCAACAATACTCAGGAAATTCCTGTTGTTGGGTTCGTTCAGTGTATATGGTGGGGTTGCACCCCTGACCCGAGTTTCAGACACTGCTCATAGACTATCTATCGAGCTATTTATGCCTTATACTCTTGGAGAATATCTAGACAACGATTGAGCATTGTATGAGCACCCTCATGCCAGTCAGCATTGCGGGCGGTCCATTGACCATTGTACAGTTCGTTCTTTAGTTTTAGAACTCGGCAGTTGAGTTCGTCTTTAGTCACAGAGTTCCTTGGCATCATACATGTAGCGTTTGGACGTACTCCAACACCCTCGCACGAATGCTCATGAGTTCGTTGTAGCACTTTTGGTTGTGGGCACATGAACGGAGAGTGTTGTCAGGTTTGTGAACAGATTCTATAAACAAATCTACTGCTCGATTCCACTTGTCTTCTTGGGAATCGACGGGTACACTGTTCTGATCCTGCATAGCAAATCCAATTCAATGACATTCTACCATATGTATAAAAAAAACCCCCGGTGGGGGCGGGGGTTACATGAGAATCTCTTTACAAATCCTTTTGCACGATCCCTGTGTCTCGTCACATTCAATCAGACACTCATAGTAGTCGTTCAATAGAGCAATCCTCGCTTCGGTTTCCTCTAAACTTTCTACTGATTTTTCTAAACGACCCCATTCAGTCAACTGGTTGCTGGAGAGTAAATTACGCATAAGAATTCATAGAGACTACATTGCTGGTCTTTCACTTCATGGCATCTCCGTAATGCTCTGTATATAGACTTGTTTGTGTTAGTTCACTAACATTTGTAATTTCGTTACAAGCATTTGTAATTTCGTTACAAGTCTTTAGACAAAAAAAAGGACCCCCGAAGGAGTCCTTGTAAGTATGTGAACCGTGATCACATGAGGTTTTGGACCTTGACGCGACGATAGTAGCGGTTGGAACCAGCGGTGATACGACCAAGACCTTGGGTGGTGCCTTCGGCATAGGGGTTCGAGACCATGCCGTAGCGGGTCTTGAATCCGATCTTGGGCTGGAAGGTGTCCTGACCAACGGCACGCACCATTTGCAGGGGCACGTAGGGGCAATAGAACAGACCAGCGTCATAAGGGTTAGAACCCTTGTAACCCATCACGTAGTATTGATCGGCGCTGAGGTTGGCAGCGAAAGGATCAATGTAGACGCGATAGCGACCGTTCATCACACCAGCGAAGGTGTTACCGGTGTCATCAACGG